GTAGAAGAAGCCGCGGTTAATTGACCTTGTGCATTAACTGTAAAGTTTCCGATTGTGTACGCGCCTGCTGTGACTGTGGTATCTGTAATACTTACTGTAGAACCAATAAGCTGTAATCCCGTTCCCCATGTATAACCACCTGAAGGACCACCTACTTGTACAAAAACAAGTGCTGTAGTTCCTACAACAATAGGTGATGTAGTTGTTTGAACCCATGATGTGGTTGCTTGTGTAGATCCTGCAATGACATACATAGTGTCACCTGCATTAATTTGATTTGCGCCTGATCCTGCGGTATCGTAATCAGTAGCACGAACCATAGCCCAATTAGTTGATACTGATCCTTGATTGGTTAGTACATATACACCGTTTTGTGCACCACTTGCTTGGTTTTTAATTAGGATACGGGTAGCGTTTGAGACGTCTGTTGCAGTCATCGTAACACCGTCAACCACAAGAGCTGTTTGTGCTCCTGCATTAGTAAGCGTAGCTCCTACACCTGATGCACCATTGTTGTATGTAACTGTATAAGCTACTGTAGATGCAACTTGAACAGGTTGATGGTAGTTAACATTAGAAACAGCCGCGTCTACATATTGTTTTGTAGCAAGCTGTAAAGCTTGTGATGGATCTTGCGTTACAGTAACTGATGTTAGTCCTGCGGGGGTTAATGTTGAACTACCAAGAGATACAGGGGTTGTACCAATAGTAATTGTGCTGTTTGTTAGTGAGCTATTTGGAATATTGCTTAATGTATTTAGACCTGCGTTAATTGTTTTGTTTGTAAGTGTATCTGTAGTAGCTCTACCAACTAATGTGTCTGTTGTTGATGGAATAGTAATTGTTCCGCCATTTGTAATGGTTGCAATTGTTGGTGATGTTAATGTTAAACCTGCAATTGTAGATGCAGTTCCACCAAGTGATACAGATGTAGAGCCAATCGTAACAGAACTATTTGTAAGTGATGCATTACCAATATTAGATAATGTATTACTTGCACCACTGATAGTTTTATTTGTAAGTGTTTGTGCGCCTGTTAATGTAGCTACAGTTGAGTCAATTGCTACGGTGACAGCTGAAGAACCATTGTAGGAAGTTCCTGTAAGTCCTGTGCCAATTGTTAAGGCATTAGTTGCGGTAGCGGTTACAGTTGTTGACCCACCAAGGCTTACAGGGCTACCATTGATTGTAATAGAACTGTTTGTAAGTGAAGCATTAGCAATATTTGATAACGTGTTGGTAGAACCACTAATTGATTTATTTGTGAGCGTGTCTGTTGTCGCGCGACCAACTAATGTATCTGTAGACGTAGGTAAAGTTAATGAGCCTGTGTTTGTAATGGTAGAGATTACAGGTGCTGTTAGCGTTTTATTGGTAAGTGTTTGTGTCCCTGTAAGTGTTGCTACAGTGCTGTCAATTGCAATGGTTACGGGAGAAGCTCCTGTAAATACAGTGCCTGAAAGTCCTGTTCCAATAGTTAACGCATTTGCAAGAATAGCGGTAACTGTACCTGATGATCCAAGTGGAATAGTTACTCCGTTAACAGTAATTGAGCTATTTACAAGTGATCCATTAGCAATATTTGTAAGAGTGTTAGTTGACCCGCTGATTGATTTGTTTGTTAATGTAGTTACTCCCGTAGCTGTTACGACAGGCGAACCATTTGATGTAAGTGATGTAAACGCACCTGTTGATGGAGTGCTAGCTCCAATTGTTGTGCTGTCAATAGTAGATCCACTACCAATAGCAACTGCATCAAGCGTACCCCCTGTAATATTTACAGAGCTTGCATTCTGTGTTGACATTGTTCCCAAACCTGTAATATCAGTGTTTGGTATTGTGCTTGATGCGGTCATGACTGATGTGCCATTACCTTTTACATAGCCTGTAAGTGTTGCAACTCCCGTACCTCCGCTAGGAACATTTAATATTCCTCCAAGAACAACAGCTCCTGCTATTGGTGATGCAGGTGTAAGCCCTGTAGCACCCGCGCTAAATGAGTCAACTCCAACACCTGCGTAAGTAAAACTATTCCAACCGCTTGAAGAATATCCTTCATACAAAGAAGTTTGTGAGTTATATCTAATCTGTCCATTAGCACCTACAGGTCTTTGTGGAATTGTTCCGCTTGGAATTGTTACCGCTCCCGTACCAGGTAGGATTGGATCAGTTGCAATTGCAATTATTGGGTCACCACTAACGCCTGTACCATCAGTTACTGTAGTCTGATTAGCTGTACCTGTGATTGTGCGTGGATTTAATACAGAACCACTATATGTAAGAATACCTGAGCCTGTTAATTGGGCTAAGGTTAAAGGTAAGCCTGTAAGACTAACTGTTGGATTACCTGAAATACCGTTACCATCAGCAACTGACAGACCTACAGTACCTGCTGTAATTGTTCTATTTGCAAGAGTACTTGTACTTGTTTTTGCTACAAGTCCATTACCTAAAGCGTTTAAATTAGCTAAAGCACCTGTAAGGCTTATGGTAAATGAACTAGCGGCTCCACCATCGGTTGTAGCTAATCCTGATCCAACAGCAAAATATCTTGAGTTTGGTGTTGTAGCTGAATTACTTACCTCTAGGAATGAAGCTGTTAATACAGGAGCACCTGCAAGAGCCGCTGTTGTAGTTTGTACCGTGACGCCATTTTGTACTATAGGAACTGATTCTGTGCCCGTTATTGCACTAGCGTTAGGTAATTGGGTTATCTGTACATTTGCCATGTTTAAGGACTCACAGTAAGGTTGTCGAGGTTTCCGTTGTCTTCAGGTGTTTGTATATTTTGTTCGGGTGAAATTACGTTATTATTTGGATTGTTCGTAATTAAGCTATTATCTTCAACCGCTACACTTACATCAGGACGAGCGAATCTTAAATTAATTCTTTCGGTTTGCCTTGCGGCTAAACGATAGGGGTCAAACTGATCTCTACATCCTTCATTGCATACGCGAAGGCCAGGGAAGTTTGGATCAGGACCTAGTCGTACAAAAGCTCTTTTCATCTTGCATCGATCACATACACCTATTGCAAGACTAGCTAATCCTTCGGTATCTAAAAATATAGGCATTATCTTGTATAAACGCTAATATTCGGAGCCCAATAGATGGGAGATTTATCTCTCTCTTCTTGTTCGGCTTCATTAAGATATTGCATAGCCATTCTTTCTAAGTAAGCTACACGATCCATTGGAACTTGTGGTAACTCTAAACTTAGTCTATGAGCTAAATTCATTATAATAGCTTCATACCATCGTTGTGGTATTTCTAATTCATCTGTAAGAGCTCCAACATCCATAACTTGGCGTGAGTACCATACAGTCATTTGCACAAAAGCATCTGATGGGGTTGGCCATAAATAAATGCTTGGTTTTGGAATTGTTCTGTCAAACCAAAATTGATATGGCTGATTTGCAGTAAAATTTTTATTAGGTAAGTTTGTATAATCATCACGGTTTAAACGAGACATCATCACTTCTGTGCTGTTATTTCCAACATACCATTCGCGAACAGCTAATGTTGTACTGTTATACCCACGCACTCTGTAATACTGTACATTTTGACCTGGGTCGACATCAGTCCATATCCACTGTTTATCTGTGACTGTAACAGAACCTAAGTCTTCTAGGGTAACCCATGTAGATCCGTCGGTAGAGTATTCGTAAATAAGTGACCAAGTAGCACTTCCGCCACCTGCAACATAAGGCATGATTCCTATAGAACCTGCATAGATATTATTGCTTGTTCCGTAGTTAATAGAAAAGTTACCATTAGCAGAACTTTGTGTAGCGTATGTACTAATATCTCCATCATATATATTAGCTATAACACCTACTGATAATCCAACGGATGTTGAATAGGATCCACTAGGGCGATTCATGGTACGATAAAGAACATTAAGTGCGTCATTAGCACCTAATGGGAGTGTATAGATATATTTATTAGGGGTTAAGCCAACAACTTCTTTGCTAATAGCCCAATATTGAATACCAATGTTTATTAAGCTAGATAGAAAATAATAAAGAGATTGTCTAGCTGTGATCTGTTGTTCTGAAGTTAATTCTTCAGCTAGTTTTCCACATCGACGAGTAGCGTGGTCAATTACCTCTTGTACATTTACTACTGTTGTTCCTACAGTACCTGAATAAGCCATGTTTTTCCTTTACCAACCTGAGCAGTTCCAACGTCTTAAAGATGCTTTAGCTCTTGGTGCGTCGCCTTTAGAGTGTTCTACAACACCTGACATGCGAGCACAAAAGCTTTTCTTACGCGAGCCTCCTTGAGGTTGTGGTGCTTTTAAATTAGATCCTGTTTCTCTGTTTAGTTTAGCTCTGCCTTTAGCGGTTAATCCTGCACCTTGAGATACAGGAAGTTTTTCACCTCGACCAATAGATAAGCTGACATTTTTAGCCATGTTAAGGGTTTTGCACTCCGCCACCATGTTTTACTTTTGCAGTTTTAGCAGCTTCTTTAAAGTTTTTAAATGTCGGCGCGCCCTCAGAACCAACTTTGCGCATTTTTTCTCCACTACCTTCAGCAATTCTTTCGCGTTTTGCATGAATGTTTGCATATAATCCCCTTTTTACCATTGACATGAACCGCCACGCTTTAATTTAGATAAATTTGTTTTTTTATCTTCGTGTTGTTGTTTGTCATGGATTGAAAATGCTTTTTTAATAAGTTTTTTATCTTGTGTTACATCTCCACCATCCGCTTTTTTAGCAGAACGTTTTACAGCGTAAGCTATAGCAACAGCTTGCTTTTGTGGCTTGCCTGCTTTGATTTCAGCTTTGATATTTTTGCTGAATGCTTCGGGTGATTTGCTTTTAATAAGTGGCATGATGTTTATCCACAGAAAATAGTAACAGCCGCACTTGTTGGCAATGTTACATGGATGTCTGTATTGAAACGTATGCCATTACCTGGTATTAACGTTGAGACAACTGCTGTGTTAGTTGTAATGTTTACTCTTAACAAAACAGTTCCGCCTGAGCCACCATCTCTAAATACAATCTCTCCTGCGGTTCCGCCTGATGCTAAT